TTAATTTATAGCGGTGGAATAACCAGTTACCGCCAGCAGGACCATACTCCAATACTGGTGGTATGAATAGATAAGCCATTATGTTTTCCTTCTATGTTAGAAACATAACCCCACCCCCAGGACCGTTATATGACCTGGGGATGAGATTAGATTGCTAATTACGCAATGCTTGAGGATGACTCAATGCGGTACAAAGCGTTCTGACGGTAGATAGCGTGTCCTAGAACACCGTACCAACCGATTGGACGCTGACGCATTAACTTATCCGTGACTGGACCGATAACCACGTGTGGCTCTTCGGCTACAGCCTCAGCAAGTGCTTGCTGTCCACAGATAAAGGTACGGTAAACGTTAATGCTAGAAGCACCATCGGTACCCTTCTTTAAACGTGGGGATTCTACGAAGTAAGCACCTTCAAAGTTTCCGATTTCTCCAGCCCAGATGTTCTCTGCTGCGGAGTACTCGTGCGGTAGACGCCAGTTGGCGGAACCACTTTGAGCACGAAGGTCATGAGATACTTCTGGATGAATACCAGCCCAGTACATTGAACCCTTACGTCCGTTAGCCTTGTTCGTACGCAACTTGGCAACAGCCTTACGAATATCATTTGCAGTGATTGTGTCATCTGAAGTGATACCTGAAGTAGTTGTTGCTACGGTTGAGCCACCAGTTGCGTAAAGTACGTTAGTACCAGCAAGTAGTGCAGTCTGAGCAAGGTCATCAATGCTGTCAGCCATGTTGAATGCAATGATATTTGCAACAGCAGGGTCAACGTCAGCAAGTGATAGTAACTGTAGTTTACGAGTAACAACAGTTGCATTACCGTACTCATTTAGAGTAACGTTAACAACCGTTGGGGTGGATAGAGATACTGCAGTTGGGTCAACATCTTCCGACAATGCGGTAGTTGCTATAGACATGTCTGCGTAAATCTGAAGCGCAACACTTGAACCAGGCATAGCCTGACGTGCTGGCTTCTTGTCTGCTACTGAACGTAGCAATGGGGTTGCACGCAGTTCAAATTCAACAAGGCGGTCATACGCCTTCTGAACTAGACCTGCGGCATTTGATGGTGTGAAAGCACCAACGTTGTTAGCGGAAGCGTAAGCGCCACCACCAAGACCACCGTTAGTTGCTGCACTACCACCAGATAGACCTGTGTTAGCCATTATATATTTCCTTAGGGGTTAGATTAATTTGCGATTTATTCTGCGCCTTGACTGTAGAGGAAGTTAAGTAACTCCTCCGCAGAGCCAGCGTTGTTCATGATGTTGAATGCATCATTCACATCATCTGGAGAAATAGCACCAGATGTTACTGCATCCATTTGACGCAAAGCAGCGATGTCATTGACATCTACTGCTGATTGTTGTCTAGGTGAAGTAACACCAAATAGTTCACCATTATCAGTCAACCAGTTATTGATACTGTCCGAGGACATTTCAATATCTGCTGGAATGAATTTGGCAACCTTTGGGTTGACACCTTTCTCCGATAAGACTTGACTAATTGTTGTTTCCCGTTGGAACTTGCGCAATGCTTCCAGTTCGGCTTGCAACTCTTTGAGTTGTTTATCCTTAGAGCGTTCTGCACGGCGTACCTTTTTAAGTACATCGTCACTTGAACGTGGTTGAGTTTCCTCTTCTTCAAGGTCAAACTCGTCATCGTCTAGCCAGTCTTGATTGTTGTTGCTCATCGCAACCATCTCCCTTACATTGTTGTTGTTTTGTACATGGCTCACTCTTACACAGGGGTATGTAAGTTGGTATGTACTACCGCTCTTTTACTCGGTGGGGGCGGTTAATCCACCGAGAGTTTTATACTTGTTTCTTGCGACCTAGCGAACCACTGGTAATACCAGTAGTGCCACCAAATTCTGCACGACTTTGTGAACGAAGACCTTTAAGTTTATTAGTGGCTTGGGTTCCAAAAACATCACTAACAATTTCTTGTTGTGATAGTGGTTCCTGACCAAACATCCGTGCTGACTGTTGTAAGCCAGCCTTCTGTTGAGCAACTGTTTGGAATCCCCTACGAAGTTCTTGTTGATTAAATCCTTGGGCTGCAATATCTTGCTCAGATGCTACTGCTTCTAAGCCAGCACGGCGTGCTTCGGTTGCAACCTTTGCGCCTTCAATCTTCTTTGTTATTTCGTAGGTTGATTCCTTGCCAAGTAGTAATCCTTTGGCTACGTCTTGACGTGTAAGTCCAGGAAATCTTTCGGAAAGAACGCTCTTGGTTAAATCATCCGCAGTATCAATAGCAACGAATGCCTTGTTTATACGGTCTGCCATTTCATCTGCAGATACTTCATTAGATATGAACTGTGATATTTGCTCGTTAGTTCCAAGTTCGCCTAAACCAACTGCACTAAAAACATTCTTGTATTTCTTTTCCATTGCAATGTATTCTGCAACGCTAGGAATAAATGAAGACTTGCGTGCCTTAAGGTCAGTGATAGCCTTGAAACGGTCCTTGTATGCTTTAGGTGCTTTCTCATCAGATAGGATAATATCAAACAACATTCCATCTTCAGCACGGAATGTTCCTGAATCAATGTATTCTTTTGCTACATTGTAAAGGTCATTTATCCATGGCTCATCTGCAGCATTAATACCAGTAAGACTTTGGAATACTGTTGAGTATACCTGTGAAGCGGATAAAGCCATTAAACACCAGTCCTAAAAACAGCAGCAAGATTAGTTGCAAAAGATGCAGCATCGTTACGAGCCTGGCTCGTGAAGTTGTATTGTGGAAGTTTTTTTTGAGTCATAATAAACTCAGACATAGTCATTAACTTGTCACCTGAGAATGCCTCAGATACATCTGCAACCGTTAAACTATCTGCATCAAGTTCTAACGTATTAGCCTTGGCTGCAATGTAGTCACTAGCCAAGTCAAACACTGATACGTTTTCGTTAATTCTATCTGCAAGAACTTTATACTTTGACTTTGCTCGTTCTGCTAATGTCTTTTTAATATCAATGGCAGTCATTGAGCCATCAAGTAAACCTTTAGCAAACTGACCACGCTCTGAATTAGTTAGTGACATGTCATATTGACGTGATAATTCTTTGATTGTGCTAAGGTTTTCACCTATAGAACCACCAATTTCATCTGAACCAAAGTTAATCTTATTGAATAAGTATTGCTCAAAGAACTCATCAGCCTTTACACCATCTGTAATTTGTACACTATAAGTCTTACCTTTAATTTTTTGAGTTCCGTATTTAATTGGTGCAGCAGTTTGTGCCTTAACTAATTTACTATAGGCATCTTGAAAGTCTGCATCTACCGCTTTACCGCCAGTGTACTTACGTGCAAGAGCATCAAAGGTTGAACGTGCAGTTTTAGGACCAGTAATTTGTAGTGAACCAGCAGACTTAGCGGTACCAGTACCAGTACCTCCGCTACCACCAGCAGCCTTTTGTGCTTCGCTAAGACCAGCGTAATTCATGGACACACGGAAGTCTGACGCAGACTGCCAGGTTTCTCCACGAGCATTTGCTTCTTCCATAGCACGACCTAGTGCCTTAGCATCAGATGGACTACGTCTTCCGTAGAAGATTATGTCATTGGAGTCGTAGAATCCAGCATCGTATAGTTGTTTTTGCTTTGCTGCTAGTGAAGTACCTTCTGGCGTGTTAGCAAATTCATTTGCTGCTTCACTTAAAGGGTCCTGATAGTTAATAGGAATGCGACTTGTACCAGTTCTAGTCTTTGTAAGACGGTATTCTTCAGTGTCAGTTGCACGAGTTACGGCTACACTAACTGGGGGTTTTGCTGCAATGCGGTCATCTGTAGCCATGTTAGTCCTTCCTTAACTCTTTTAAGTAAACTCTTTTATATAGGTTTGCAAAGTCTGGATTGTTTTGTGACAACTGTTGTCCTAATGTTTCTAATTGATACCTAAGGTCAGCATTGTCTTCACCCTCAAGTGATGCGACTTTACGGTCTGGGTAACGCATCTGTGCATTTTGTAATGCAGCAGCACGTACCTTTGAGTACTTAATTGCTGCCTCACCTGCTGGTGTACCAGCAAACTCAGGACGTTGTAAAGCACTTTCAACTTGTAGGATTCGTTGAGAAAGTTTGTTTGTACTGATAGTTAATTCTGGTTCATATCCCTGAAGTACGTCCATCTTGTACAACTTCATCTGCTCATCAATCCAGTCAGTGCCATAACCGTTACGTGCAGCCTCAATAGCCAACTGACCTTTAACTGCCGATATAGTTAATCTATCTGATTCTGCAATGAGTTCATTTGCGGATAGTTTCTTTCCAAATCCACGGCGTTCCATGGCTCGCTTGTACTCTGTAGAGAACTCACTACCTGCAAAGAAGAATGGAATTACTTCATTGTATGCTTTAAAGGCTTCAGGATTAGATGTAGCAAACTGCCATGCACGGTCATCAGCAAAGATTGCACCATCTGATGCGCTCATGGAAGCCATTAGTGCTTGTCTTCCAAAGACTGTACCGTATTCAGCATATGCTAATTCATAGTTTCCATCATGTACATCAACTAATTGATTGAATGCTTGAGCCATCTGCCACTGGAAGAAGGTATCGTTGCTCTCATTCTTTGCATAGTACTCAAATACAGGTGTACCTGGAAGCAAGTTCTGCAGTAATCCCTGCATAAAGTACTGCCAACGTGACTGCTCCATTGCGGTAGACGATAGTTCTTCCTGCAGAGCAGAGCGTTCTTCAATGCTTAATGGAGTGCCATCGTACAATGCACGATACTTAGGGTTAGCAGTTACTTCGTAAGCCATGATTGGCTTAAGGAACTTCTTCATTGCATCGTCAGTATTGGCTCCACCGCTAATTACTTTCTGTAACCATGAAGGTAAAGGTGCAAGTACGTTTCCAGTCTTATCACCATAAGGTGCAATCATGTTTGCAACGATTGGTGGTACTGATTCTTTCCATGAACTAGGTAAGAAACTGTATGCTAGGTTCCATTGTGTACCAATACCAGGAGTTAAACCAATTTCAGTACCAGGAATAGATGCACCAGCAGCAACAAGGTTTAAAGAGTTAACTGGCATAGTTATGTCGCCACCCTGTGGGTCTCCAACTAAACCAAATGCAGTACGTAGGTATCCGCTTAAAGGTATGGTAAATACTTTCTCACCGTACAGGTTTTCGTGGATAAATCCTTGATTAGGGTCATGCTCAGTACCAGTTATGTCGTATAGGACGGATGACTCATCTGATTGCAGTGTTGCAAATAGACGAGTTGCTGGAAGTACACGGGCACCGAAGCGTGCTGGTGAAGATGCTAGTTCTCCCCACTTGTAGATGGTGTTAGCCCAAGCATTAGCAAATGGGATGACTAACTGCATTGCATAAGCAATGTTTTTCTTTTGAGTTGCATCGTAGAATAGGTTTGCTAAGTTCTTTGCAGCCTTATCACGTGCATAATCATCTATCTGCTTGGCTGTTAGCACACCATCACCACTACGTGCTGCTTTCTCAATGTCAGCAAATGCAGGGTTACGCTTTGTCCAACCTTCAAGTACAACTGTTCCATCTGGTTGGTCAACAGCAACACGCGTCTTCTTGATATCTGCAGCATCATCAAGTAGTTTCTGCGCTGCTTCCCTTGACATAATTGGTGCTAGTTCAGCAACAGCCTTCCAGTAAGCAATTCGGTATTCTGGTCCGTATACCGCACGTTTTTCCGCTCTTGCCGCTAAGCGGAAGAAGGAATCAGCAAATTTCTTATACTTTCCTGGGTTTACATTAACTTCAGTCATTGCAGGAATACTCAACTGTAAAGCATTGGTATGTTCAGGACTTGTTTCGTCATCAAGTTGACGGCGAAGGACAGCCTTAAGTTCTTTAAGGTTCTTTCTTACGTCTGGTCCCATTTGAAAGATTACTTTTTCTTCAATAACTTCTTCTAATGCACCAGTTTCCTTGTTCCTTACCTTAGTTACCGTAGGCTCGGTAATGACTCCACTGTGAATAAACTTTTGTAAGTTAATATTTCCTAATGTTTCAGTCAACATTTGGTTCTTGTAAGAGTTTTCCCATGTGAAGAAGAACATCTTTGCACCTTCATTGGTAGCCAATGCTCTTTGAACTTCTGGAACGGACTTAGTTAAAATATCTATTTGGTCTTTCCACTGACCATCACGAAGAGCCTGAATAAATGCATCTTCAAAGGACATCTTTCCAGTTGCAACAAGGTCTTGATATTTTCCTGGAAGTTTTTGCTCAATAATTGCACGCTTTAGTGGGTCAGCACGGTGAGACATCAATCTAAATGCTAGTGCGTCTGCATATTCTGGAACATTGGTTCCATTAAATGGTAGTAATGTAAACTCTCCACTGCGAACTGCTCCACGTACTGCGCGACCGTCATTAGAAAATGCTCGTGAAGCCATGCTCTGTGCGTATGTATCATAAATATCTTGACCAACGTAGTCATTTACATCTTGGTCTAAAAATCTACGTCCAGTTACATCAACTAAATATGGGTCAGACTTTGCAGCCATGCTTGATAGTTTAGATGCTACAGATTTATTTGAAACTATCATTGAGATTGTTGCAATAGGATTGCTAAATACGTTTTGTCCACCTGCAAGAAATGAACGAATCTGCATTTCCATAATATTACGAGCAATGAAAGCACCACGACCAACAAGAAGAATCTGTCGCAAGAATCCATCGCTTACACTACGTGCAAAACGAGCGGAGGCATAAGCAGCACGCTCTGTTACATCAGTACCTTCACCAATTTTGCTATCCACATAACGAGATAGTTTGCCAAAAACTCCAGTAATCTCACGCAAGGCATATACATCTGGAAGAACAATTTCGTGGGATAGTTGAGCAATAGAAGTTGCTCTACCATCTAATGGAATTACATCTCCATTAACAATCATTTCCTTGCGGAATGTATCTCCAGCAGTTTGCGCTGCGTACTCTTGCATACCACCAAGTTCACTTCTGTACGCTGTTACTGCGCGGTCAAGAGTGGTTTGCATTTGATTTGATAACTTGTATTCACCTTTAATTTTAGTTGCTGTTGTCTTTAAAGCATCAAGTACTATATTCCTACGCAAAAGATAGTTTTGTCCATCGCTAAGAATTAATTCGTCAAGTACGCCAGCAATTTCTTCCTCGCTCCAGCGACCTGAACTAACTAACCAACGGCGAGTTTCTTCTACTAATTTTTCTGTGTCTTGTAAATGAACTGGTCTTCCAGTTGGCATGTAATCAAATAGAAACTTAGTTGACTTACCAATCTTTTCGTTGATTGTGCGTACGCCACCAGAGCGCATTACAATATCACTCATTGGCTTTGTTACGTAACGTGCAACAACACCACGCTGTACCTCTGGTCTTACTTTAAGTCCAATGCGTGGAAGTAGTACCTGCTCAACGTCATCAATAGTTTTGGCTCGTGAAAGTTCTGCAGATATTTCTGCGCTCCAACGACCATTACCAAGTTTCATAATTTGAGTTGGGCTAGTTTCTTCTGCAATAGCCTGAAACAGTTCATCAGCATTTCCATCAGAAAACCACTGCTTTGCAGCATCAAGGTTTATTCTAAATCCAGTGCTTGTCTCTAGTAATCCAGCACGGTGCTTATCAACAAGTCTACTTTGTATAACAGTATCTGTTTCTTCTAATTGAATTTTTGCAAGACGCTCTGCGTTTGTATCTATGTCATCACGAATGTGTGAAAGAATTTGGGTTGCGATTGGGTTACGCTGTATATAAATACCATCAAGTGCGGAATCAATTTGAGCGTCAACAAGTTTAATTTGCTCACGTAAAAACTTTGCACCTGCGGCACCAGTGAGCACTTTACTTTCCTGTGCGTCACGTACCATAATTTCTTTTGTAGTTTTAAACTCATCAACCTGTGCTATTAAACGTTCACGTTGGTCGTACAAGGTATCAAGACCAGCACGTTTACGAGCATTAGCAACTTTTCTATCACCGTTAGCAAGTTTACCTTGAGCAACTAACTTGTCTTGGATACGTGCTTGCTCTATGATAATCTTGTATTCTTCGGAGTATTGAGTTTTATTTAATTTAACACGGTCACGTGCAGCCTGTGTGCGAGTACGTGCTTGATTTCTTGCTGCAATAGTTGCTTCTGCTGTTGCAGCGTCAAATTGATTTACAAGTGCTCCAGCAATCGCAGAGCCTTCTCGTGTTTTTGTTGTTAGTTTAGCAGTATCTGATACATTCTTTAAACGACCAGCAACAACAACTGGGTCAAGAGCGACAGCAATAACACCATCAATAATTCCAGACAGCACGCCGTAACCACGCTCGCCTGGGTCAATTCCAACCATGCCTTCAATAGCACGACCAGGTGTATAGGCTTTACCATTTACTGTTGCAATCTGAGCGGCAACACGTTCTGTTTCTTCTAGGGCTTCTCCACCCCAAAAGTATCCTTCACCAAGTGATTTGTTTTCTACTAAATTTTGATACAGATAAGTGTTTTTGTAAATTTGCGAAAAGTCAAGAGCCTTTTCTCCAGCAACAACTGGACCTTTATCTTCTTGACCTTTATCAGACCAAGTATTAAATGCAGCATCTAACTGTCGTGCAGTGTTAGTTATAAGTTGTAGCGGTGTGTAAAGTCCAGTGAATAGGTAACGTGTTGCACCTTTAATACCAGAGAAGTACCAAGCATCTTGTTTATCTTTTTCAGATGCTGTTTCTTCTGTCTTTCCTAAAGCCTGAAGATAATCGTATCCTGCTTTTCCAGCAGGAACCATATTGGCACCATTAAGAGAAGTACGATTGATAATTCCTTTTTGCTGTGACAAAGAATCCAGACGAGCAATAGCATTCATTGTTTCGCTGTCAGCACCAAATTGTGCCATGCCAACCATATTACCAATAGACATACCTGGGTACTTCGCAGAAATCTTTGAAAGACGTTGAGGAAATTCTTCAGGAGATGTTGTATCACGAATTAAATTGATGCGTTCATTTTCATTTAATTCTTTTACATAAAATGGATTGTTACCAGCAACAGGAGACCAATCTTCATAATTAAAAACTCTACCTTTTTGTTTGAAGATTGGTTTTGGAGTTTCCGCCACTAGCGACCCTCTTCTTCAAGGGCAATAATTAAGCGGTGTAAATCTTCGTTAGGGTAAAGAGCGTAGGCAGCACGAACTTGCGCAGCAACTTCGTCAATACCAGCAATTACTGCTGGTGGTGTGTTACTGCCAGGACCAAATGGCATACCAGAAGTAACTGCTTCATCTGGTCTTTGAGTTGGTGCGTTAAGTTGAGTTACAGGAATTGCTGGTGTTGGGCTAGATGGAACTGGGTTACCTTGCATTGGAGCACTTGACTGCATTTCTGATAACGCTTTACGTTCTCCATATTTACCGCCACCTGGAATTTCTTTGGCACCTTGAATTGGACCACCATCAGTACGGCGAGAAAGGGAACCTGGACCTGACACTGCAGCAGGGTTTGCTGGCTTACGATATCCACCTTGAGCCATTATTTTCCTCTTTCAACTATCTGGATTTTTCCACCAGTATTAATATCAAATTTTTTAGCAATTTTCATTGCTTCTTGTAGTGTTGCGCCATGCGCAATAGCACCAAGTGCGTAACCAGCACCAGTGCCTATTCCGTAAAGACCAGTGTCTGTTTCAAGTACGGCATAGTTACCTGCAATATGAAATACTCTATCTTTAAATCCAACTAAAAATACAAAGTCTTCATCTTCTTTTAAGGTAATGCCAGCATCTTCATGTTGTTTTCGCATTGCGGTTATAAATTTAGACACCATAAATATGTAAAGTTCTGAACCGTCATACTTTGGTGGTTCCCATCCGTACAAAATAACGTCACAGCATCGTGAGTTACCTGCGCCAGCCATTACATACTCATTAATCTCAACAATTTTCTTCATACTTTTATGTTGATATGGTCTTTCAGTATCTGTGACTTGTGCATCGGCAGCAAAGATAAAGCCGTTGCTATTTCTCATAGCAATTATAGTGGTCATTACTGACCTCCGAGCCTAGCCAATACTTCCTGTAACATTGCTGCGTCACCTGGTGGAGGAGTTGCCCCAGGGGATGCTTCTACAGGAGCACCACCCATAGTGTCGGGTCCTTGTGCTGCAACTGGAACACCCTCACCTGGGGCGGCTTGTGGTAAACCACCCATACCTGCCATCATGTCCATGGGATTTGGAGCCTGTGGTTCTGGCTGTGGTTCTGGTTTCTTAAATGCATCCATAACGGAATCTTCAACACTCTTACCGCTGCGGCGATTGTCAATAGTCTGAGCAATCTTCATTACAATATCTGATGGGTCTTGACCCTGAGCAGCCATCTGTGGAATTGCCTGTGAAGTTGCGCTTAGTGCACCCATAAGTGCACCACGCATCTTTTCAATGTCAATGCGTTCAATCTCCTTGGATACGTTTACGTTCCATGGAAGTTCCTGCATTACAAATTCTTGTGAAATTAAGTTTGCTTGCAAAGCCTGTAGCGAGAAGATAAGAGCACGTGATGGGTCAAGTCCTGACATCAAACCGTAGCGTACGTTTACACTATAGTCTTCCTTGATGTCTTTTTCTGGGCTGTACTTTAAAACGTATGGTGCGCCATTGTAAGTCATCTGTGTTGACTTTTCGCCAGCAAATAACTTTTCGTCCATCTCCATGGCTAGAGCCATTACATCTTGTAATGCCTCGGCAAGGATTTGTTGACCAGCCTTGATTTGGGAATCAAAACCACCAAGAAGTGCTTGAACACCAGAACCCGTAATTACGGATGCATTGACGGTACCTGAGCGACCCTCTGGGTAACGAGCACCCATACGCATTTCTTGCTCTAGGATTGCTTGTTCTTGGAAAGCGCCAGGTGGGATTTCTAAACCAACACGGCGAACACCCTGTGGGTTAGAGGTACGCATAACTGCGTCAGGACCAAACGCAAACTCTTGCATGTCCTGTGGAACAACCATAGGTGCGTTAACTGATTTCTCAGCAGCATCCATAGCAAGAAGGCTAAAGCGAGCACGGGCAATCTGTGCCCAGATAACATCGTCAAACTGACCACGTGGGTCTTCTGTGTCAATGCCTGGACGCTTAGCAATACGCACACTTAGTTTACCAAGTAGGTTTTTTGCTTTACGAAGAGGAAGGTTTCCTCGTTGTGGAAGGAACAAGATTACTTGTTCTTTATCTTCGTAACGAATCAAATCAAGTAGAGTGCTGAGGTCGTAGTTTCTACGCTCTTCTCCACCAAGGATTTGGCGTTCGTACTCTGGGAACTCAACAATAAGTTCACCAATAGATTTCAGGTAGCGCTTGCTATATGAAACACATCGTCCGTAGCGGTCATATTCTGGGTAAGCACCCAATGGGTTTTCTACACGAATGCGTGGCATACGAGCCTCAAAGTCAGGCTCTACAACAAACGGCAGGAAGGCATAAGTATTATACCAGTCTGCGCCTGTATACATCTGGGTTTGTAACCCAGAAAATTCAACATAATTGTTGACAATCATAGAACGCAACTCAGCGTTCTTCTTAGCACGGTCAGATGTTACGTCAGGTGTCTGACAGTTAAATGATGGCAGTGGTGCTAGAACTTCAGCCAAATCACGGGCAACAACGTCAACGAAGTTGGCAATCATTGGCTTGGTCATGCCCTCTGGGAACATGTCTGGGTATACGGATACCATGTCACCACGGCGTACGGCTGTTATGTCTGCCATACGTTGGTCACGGACTGAGTATCGTTGGCGAAGGTATAGTACCTTGTCAGCGACCTGTTCCATAGAGAGTGCCATTGGTATCCTTAAAGATAAGTTGTATGTCGTTCCATTGCCAAATCATCAAGATTGACAACGGCTTGCTGCGCCATCTGGCGCTGGGTAACAAAGCGACTTGTTGCGTGGTAGATTTGAGTTCCTGAGTGCTGAATCATTTCCTTGGCTTTAATCTCGCAGAACCACAGAGCCATCACAACGTCTGTAGGGTTACGAGTTCCAGGCTTCCAAGTAATCAACTGATTGATTAGAGCCTTGATACCCTCGTGGTACTGAGGGTCTGGTAGTTCAATGAGGTTATCTCGGTTGTGCTTAGCGCCACCCATGGTACCAAACAAGCCTTGCATAGCAGCCACACCAAAGTCGGTGTCCCACTTGTTCTTGCCAGTGAAGTGGCTAGAGAATCTAACACCCTTATTAGCCAGGTACTGGCGGAACTCTTCGTCCACTTCGTACATCTTCTGGTGGGCGTTGATTTCAATACGCAGTTCTACTGGCTTATAGGTGTTAATCCAGTCTTCAATGATTGCACGAATCTTGCCAGGAGTTGGGTCTGACATATTGTAGGCATCTAGGACTAGACGTTTAGCAGACTGACGGTCTACAGCGTAGACAACTAGCGCAGTCTTTCCTGCCATAGCAGGGTCCATACCAATTAAGGTTACCCATTGTCCGTCTCGTGGATGTCCAGCCGCTCCCACACGGAGAGGACCAGGTTTACGCATACGATTAACACAGGCGTTAACAATCGCTGGGTTAAAAATCGCATCATCATCAATATCCTGTTGTTGGTAAACTAGTGCCCATGTTGAGGCGGTTACCTCACTACGTCTTGTAAAGAGTGCTGGTCCGTCCCACTTCTGGTAGTAACCATCTTCATCTGGAACAGCGTCATCGTCACCATCCCATGGACGGTCTGAGCGCTCCCAGAGAGTAACCCACTTCTTAGGGTCATCGTGTACCTCTAGGACTGCTGGCATGGCAAGTCGTGTAAACGGGCTTGCCCCACCAGACCAGTGTTCTGGGTTACGAAGTTCTCGGTATAAATCTACAGCCCCAATACGGGTGCCTACTATAAGTAACTTGCCGTTTTTACCTAGACGGGTGATTACTTCCTTCTGAAGCCAGTCCAACTGCTTCTCCCACTCGTGGGCATTGGCAGTGGTAACAACGTCATCTAGGATAATCAGGTCAGCACGGGCACCGTAAATCTGACCACCAATACCAAGGGCTTGAATCGTAGGGTCCTTCTCGGAGGAGTCACGAGCCTCTTGACCTAGGTAGACCGTATCAGTCTTCCAGGTGTCGGAGTCTTCTTTCCAGCCACCAGAGGGTCCATAGACCTGCTGCAACTTAGCATAGCGCGGATGGCTAAGGCGTTGCTTAATGGAGTAGACGAACTCACGGGCTTTAGTTAAAGTCTTGGACACCACAATAATACGCACGTTAGAATCCAAGGCAATACGGTAGGTGCTATAACCTACGGTGATTACGGTGGATTTGGCGTGCTCAGGTGGCACGTTAATTAAGATACGGTTCTTGCTGGCTTTTTCGTAAGACATAGATGGGTGGAGCCAGGATGGCTCATTACCCTCTAGGACATCAATCCAGTCTTGCTGGTGAGGGAATACTTCATTACCTAAGAACTCTTTAGAGAATGTGGCAAAGTCTATGTTCTTGCCGTTGTCGCTTCCCAGGGTGACCTTCATAAGGTCTGAACCCTTGGTGCGTGCTATCTCTAGGTTCTTGGCGAACACAGGGTCTGTGAGCCACTTCTTTAGAACATCGGGCTTACGACCTGCCATGGATATAGCAACTCGCACCTCAATGCCAGTTTCTACTAGGGCTATAACTTTGGCTTTGTCTTCCCTTAAACGCACAACGTTGTGGTGCTCAGCACCGCCTTTGGCTGCCATATCAAGTTATCCTAACTTAAGCATTCACCTGATATTATCATCAAATAAAATGATATAAAAATTACCTATATAAGTGCCCCTTTAGGGGCACGTTAATAGCAGCCTAAAAGGCTGCTTTTGGTTACGTTAGGCAGCCCCAAAAGGCTGCCATTATGTTGTGTGCGCTCAAGGCGCACTTATGTTATTTTGCCCTACATATATACTAACCCTGTTATAAAGGGACTGTAACGTTTCGTTACCAAATTGTTATAAACTATTTTTAAAGTTGTTTATCCAATGGGTTTTGGTTGTGTGCATAATTAGTAAATACTGGAAAAAATATTTGGTTGTAGTCATATAACATACGCACACTACACGTTA